ATCCAAACGTTTCATTGCATCATCAAGTAATGTTCTGTAAAAATCAGCTGCTTTAATTTCGGTTTCTATTTCAACAGTTTTAGCCTCAGCATTATTTTTACGCCTTGCAAAAAACCAAGTGATTAAGCCGACGAAAAAAACAGTTAGAATTTGGTATAAAAATTTCTCCATTCGATGGTTTTAAAAAAAAGGCTACTACTTTTGCAGTAGCCTTTTGTTATCTATATAATTACTCCCGAGTATCTATCCATTACAGGAACTGCAATGAAATAATGACGAATCGCATACTCATTTTGTTGAGTTTGTGGAGCAGATTTAGCATCTGCAAAATATTGTTTAGTCAAACCAGTTTTCTTAACAATATTCTCTGGGTGGAAAATAACAGATGCATTTCTATCAGTTCCACCTGGAACAGCTCCCCACGTTTTTTTAACTCCCGCAGCTGTATACATTGGATTGTCTACGTTTTCGTAAACTTCAAATCCAGCCAAAACACCTTTAATGGTACCAGCCAAGTAATCGGCTAATTTGTCGGCATATTTGTTTGAATTGTCTTCTAACAAATCGGTTACGTGATCGTCGCACAAAACGATTCTTCTACCACGTTTTTTGCACTTAGCGTCATTCATTGCCTTTCTTGCAGCAACTAAGTCTTTCCAAAGCATTTTTCTACGTCCACCAACTGTAACCTCGTCACCTGTACATTGAATTACAAATGTTTTGTTGGCAACGGCTGCCTGTGGAGCAATAGAGTGAATTGCTTTTGCAAATTTTGATTCAGTAATATCATCACGATGTGACTTTGTTATTGTATCAATTTGCTTATAACTAGAACCATTTGCTTGATCATCAGTCAAAGTAGTAACTTTCGTTTGGTATTTATCCAATTGAACAGTCATATTGGTATCATCATAAGCAACCAAAGCAATAGGATAAGTCGTATTGTTAATCAATACGCCTGGTCTAAAAGTTGTGATTGGAATATGAATGATATTTGATTCAGATGCTGAACCAGAACCCACCTCAAGAACCTGAGTGTCAATTTCTGGAATACCATCTAACCATGGAGCTAATTGCTCATCTTGGAGTAGAGCTCTTACTCTTGACTCCCACATTTCTGGAAATGCTGCTGGCATAATATTTTATTTATTGGTTAAACAATTTTTTGTAAGCTTCAGGATTTGATTCTTTGAAACTTAATTTTAACTCATGAGATAACTTCTCAAAATCATCCATTGATGAAACAATAGCAGAACCATTACCAACTGGAGTTGTTACTCCAGCAGAAAAATTTTGCTTTGGCGTGATTGATCCAAGAACTGTATCTAATGCGTTTTCAGAAGCTAATCCCAAAGTGATCATTTCTTCTTTTTTGTCGGCTCCAAACTTTCCTTGAGTGATTCCCAGTTCTACTTTGGTTGTGATTCTTGTTTTTGCAGCCGCTTCTTGAGCATCTTTAGCGTTTTTCGCTGCTAGTTTTAGCGTTTCGTTTTCAGAAGTTAAGGCTACAACACTTTGTGAAAGGCCTAAAACTTTTGCTTCAACATCTGACGAATCATGTCCGTCTGTAGGGTTGTCTTTAAAACCCAAAGCCATTAATGTGGCCATGCTTAAAATGATTTTTTTCATTTGATTAAGATTAATTTTTTCTTCTGTTGGTGTGATTGAAAGGCAAAGTGTTTTAATCTCCTCTTCTTTCATTAATTCGCCATTTTCGGCATACAATCGAACTGCATTTGCGTTAGAAGGGATTGCAACTATCGATACTTCATATAATTCACAAGCAATAAGCGTTAGTACTCCGTCAATCATTTGTAAATCTTCACGATTAAAAGCGATACCCATAGATGCCGCTTTTATAAAGCCACGTTCTACTTTTCCTTGTATCTTTTTTGAGTCTTCGTCTTCAGTATCAAAAACTGGTTTTCCCATTAGCAAGCCAGTCGTTTTTTCGACTTCAACCCATTTTCCAATAACCGCCCAAGTCGAGTTATAATGTTGGTCTAACATTACAGGATTCGTGTTGAAACGAGTTAATGAAATACCATCGGTTAAAATGCAAAAGCCATAAGAGTTCTTAATAGCCTCGTCATTGAAAATAAATGGATTAATTGGTTTTGGCATTTGCTAATTTTTAAAATTAAGTTAGGCAGTTCTTGCTTTTTGTGATGACAAAGATTAGCCAAACACAACTATCAAAAAAATAAACGTTCGGTTTGCGAACACCTATGTAGCAAGACTTAACATAGTTGTAAAGCAAGTAAACAGGTGTTTTTTTAAAAGGTTCTAATCGTTCAACTTTGCTAGTAAATAGTATAAAATGGCAGTTAGAAAAGAGACCGAAAAAGAGTATGCAAAATTACTTTTCATTAAACACAACATTGACCAAAAGGAGATAGCCATTAAAGTAAAGGTTACCGAGAAAACAATTGGAAAGTGGATTACAGAGGGAAAATGGCGAGAACAAAAACGCTCCCTGATACATACACGGACTAATATCATTCAGAAATTTGAGGATCAATTAGAGCGTTGGAATAGTGCGATTGAAAATAGAGACGACCAGCTTGCCAGTTCTAAAGAAGTTGATTTATTGAACAAACTGGCTTCGGGTATCAAAAAACTAGAAACAGAAATAGGTGTAGGCGAAATTATTACAACAAGCATGGAACTTGTTTCTTTTATTCGAACTATTGATTTTGAATTTTCACAAAAATTAACCGATTACGCCGACTTGTACATTAATTCAAAAATCAAGTAATGGCTAAACAAACCGATAAAAATTACTTAAAGGCATGGCAGGAATTTCGGGACAATACTCGAAAGGCAACACCTGTTGACTTAACTGAAAGTGCGGTCGATAAAGCAAAAAGAATTAAACATTTGGAATCGCACCCCGAAGAATGGTTTAAATATTACTTTCCAAACTTTTATACTTCAGAACCTGCACCGTTTCACATCAAAGCAACAAAGCGTGTTTTAAGCAATATGGAATGGTTTGAGGTTCGTTCCTGGGCTAGAGAATTATCGAAGTCTGGTAGAACGATGATGGAAGTACTTTACTTAGCAATGACGGGTAAAAAGAAAAACATCATAATGGCATCATCAACTTTTGATAATGCTTGCCGTTTGCTTTTGCCTTATAAATCAATACTTGAAGCGAATAATAGAATTATAAACGATTATGGTGAACAGCAAAGTATAGGTAATTGGGAAGCTGGCGAATTTGTTACTCGAAAAGGAGTTTCATTTCGTGCTATTGGGAAAGGTCAAACACCTCGTGGAACTCGTAAAGATGAAGTTCGTCCAGACGTTCTACTAATTGATGATTTTGATACTGATGAAGAATGTAGAAATATTGAAAGAATTAAAGCTAGTTTAAAATGGATTGAAGAGGCATTAATACCAACACGTTCTATCTCGGGTCATTTATTAATTATGGTTTGCGGAAACATCATAGCAAAATTTTGTTGTGTAACGGAATTAGCAAAAAAAGCAGATTATCATGACATCGTAAACATTCGAGATAAAGAAGGTAAAAGCACATGGCCAAACAAAAACACCGAGGCTTCAATTGATAGGGTTTTAAATACAATTTCATTCAATTCAGCACAAAAAGAATATTTCAATAATCCAATATCTGAAGGCGATATTTTCAAGGAGTTGACTTATGGTAAATGTCCGCCACTTTCATATTGTGAAGACGTGGTTGTTTATGCCGACCCCTCAACATCAAACAAAGACAAAGGAAACGCATCGACCAAAGCGATTGCCATTATAGGATACAGACAGCAAAAATACTATGTCTATAAAATGTGGGTAGATACTATGAGTAATTCCAAATTTGTAGATTGCTTGTATGAAGCTTACAAATATTTGAGTTTAAACAAAGTTGATACTAAGCGAATTTATATAGAAAACAACTCTCTACAGGATCCATTCTACGAACAAGTTCTTTTACCATTAATTTACCAACGTTCTAGAGAAAACGGCTTTACAATTCCAATTACTCCAGATAGTAGACGCAAGCCTGACAAGTTTTTTAGAATAGAAGGAACCTTAGAACCGCACAATCGCTTAGGACGCTTAATTTTTAATGTAGACCAAAAAGAAGAACCAAATATGGTAAGAACTCACGACCAGATGCTAGCCGTTTCTCCAACTACCAAAATAATGGACGCACCCGATGCTATTGAAGGTGCGTGTTGGCTCATTCAAAACAGAGTAGTTAAAAAAAATAGCATCTACGTTGTAGGACAAAGAAGCTCACGTAAATATTAAATTATGTTTTTAGAAAAAGAAGATTTAGGAAGTGTAATTTATGCTTACCAAGTAGAAGAAATTACCGAAGGTAACGATGATTTAGTATCACAAGCATTAGGTGCTGCAATAGAAGAAGCAAAAAGCTATCTGACTGCAAATGTGAATAGTTTAAAAACTTTCGACGGACGCATTGTTTATAATGTTGAAGTGATATTTAGCCAAACAGGACTAGATAGAAATTCATTGATATTACAGCATTGTTTGACTTTGGCCAAGTTTCATATCGCTGTTTTATGTAATGCCGATTTTATCTATGAGCAGGCCAAAGAGCGATACGATAGGGCGATTGATTGGTTTACAAAATTAGCAAAAGGTACGGTGGTTTTAACCTCACTACCTAGAATAAATATTGAAGAAACCGAAGACAGAAAGCCGTTTAGTTCAGGTTCAAGAACAAAATTTAATCACGATTATTAAGATGGGGAAATTTCAAGACATTATAAATATTGCTTTTGGCACAACAACTTTAGCAGCAGGAACAGGAACTATTACACAAACAAAAAAAGCAAATAGTTATGTTCCTACTATTGCACCTAAAACCATTTCGCAAACCCGTCAAGACATTAAGAATTATACTGACGCTAAGAATATGTTTTTAAATGCAGACAATCCAAAGCGTTATCCTTGGTACAACCTATTGGATACCATTATAGTCGATTTGCATTTGCAAAGTCAAATTAATAACCGAATGCTAAAAACACTTTCACAACCTTTTTTAATAAAAGATTTGAAAGGAAATTTAGACCAAGACTTAACCAGTTTATTGCAAAATGAAAAATTCATTTATCAAGTCAATAAAGCCATTTTACAAACTGTTTATTACGGACATTCACTTGGTGAGTTCGATTATGTAAATGGTCGCTTGGTTTTTAATTTAATACCTAGGCAAAATGTTGACCCTGTAAACGGCTATATTTTTAAAGATTATACCGATGATAAAAAAATAGAATATCGCTTGCAAAAAGAATACGGTTCTTGGCTCATTGAATTTGGAAACAATAAAGATTTCGGATTGCTAGACGGATGTGTGCCTCACGTTTTATTCAAACGATTTGCACAAAGTTGTTATTCTGAACTATGCGAAATATATGGCATTCCGCCTCGAGTGTTAAAAACAAACACGCAAGACAGGACTATGGTAGCTCGTGGTGAAAAAATGTTGAAAGACATGGGGTCTGCAGCGTGGTTTATTATTGACGAAAATGAAACCTTCGAGTTTGCACAAGGTGTTTCTACCAATGGTGATGTATATAAAAACCTAATGCAATTTTGTAATAATGAATTATCAATGGGAATCTCTGGAGCTGTTGTAGGTCAAGACACCAAGAACGGTTCTAATGGTAAAGAAAAAACCTCGATTGGAATCTTGCAAGATTTAATTGATAGTGATTTGTCGCTTATTGAGCAAACTTGGAATACAACTATTATTCCAGCGCTTAAAGTTTTAGGTGTTGTTACAAAAGATGCTGTTTACACTTATCCGCCCGCTGAAGATTTAGATAAACTTTGGAAAATGACAACCGAAGCCGACAAATTCAAAAATATTGAAGTAGATCCCGTTTGGATAAAAGACACGTTTGGTATTGAAGTAAAAGAAGTAAAACCGCAATCTGCGTCAGGAACAAAATTAAACTTAGAAGACTACGAGCGTTTTTTCGTTTAAGCCCTGAATATTTTGGGGCGTTTCACTCACGCATAACGAGTTTGTACAATTGTGGTTGCGATGATTGCAAAGATAAAGCTACACTATTAAATTTATCGATTAGCGATGATTTTAAGCAACTTTTAAACGCTGGTAAAAGCGCCTTTAAACGTTTGCATGAAATAGGCAATTACAAGCCACAGGATTTGAAAACTGAAAAAGTTTATCAAGATTTGATTCATCAAACCTATGATGTGTTCAACTTTGCAATTACCGATAACGATATGCCAAACGAAATGCGAACCGCTTTACAAAGCGATGCTTTCCTTTTTGGCGGCTTAAAAACCCATGCGCAATTATTTGAAGCTTCAAAATTATTGTTAGATGAGAATGGGAATTTAAAACCATTTAACCAATTATCTAATGAATTTGACAAACTGAATCTAACATACAATAAAAATTATTTAGAAGCAGAATACGAGTTTGCTGTAAGTTCGTCGCAAATGGCGGCAGGTTGGTCTGAACTGGGAAGTTCAGAGCGTTATTTTTTGCAATATAGAACTTCTAAAGATAATCGGGTACGTGATGAACACGCTGCACTAAATAATACTACTTTACCAAAAGAAGACCCTTTTTGGGATTCTTACTATCCTCCTAATGGCTGGCGTTGTCGTTGTATTGCAATTGAAGTCTTGAAAGACAAATACCCAATTAGTGATTCTGAAAAAAGCATTAAAGCAGGAGAAGCTGCAACCACACAAATTGGCAAAGACGGTAAGAACCGATTAGAGATATTTAGGTTTAATCCTGGTGCGCAAAAAGTGGTTTTTCCTCCAGCGCATCCTTATACAAAAGTGTTGGGAGCTAAAGTGGTAGAAAGTCAAATATCCAAAATAATTAAAACTTCTAAAAGAGTTGAAAACATCCAAGAAGTTCTAAAAAAACCAATTAAGGAGCAATACAAAACTATTTTAAATCATACTTCAGGAGCTCGGGTTGACATACATCTATTAGTTAATACTAATGCCGAAGATTATAAAGATGTTTTAAACGCTGCAAAAGCATTTGCACGAACAGGTAAAACGGCTAAACTTTTGCCTGAAATAAACATCAAAGACAAAGAAGCAAGGGATATTATTTTTAAAGGACTAAAGTCAAAAAGTAGCAATCCTGACTTATTAATTGGTAATGAATATGTAGATGTTAAAAGACCCAGTGCTATTAAAAATATTACTGGTAACGCCAATAGCGCATCAAAACAAGGTGCAACAGCTTTAATCTCGGATATTAGATTGGATAAAAATTTGAGTAATGAAATCTTGAATGAAAGAGCAAAGGATATTTTTAAAAACAAAAACTATACAAGTGACAAACTTTACTTTTATAGAGATGGTAAGATTGTTATTAAAAATCGAACAGGCGATAAATAATTGCTTATTTATCGCCTGAGCTTTGCCCGACTCGCAAGCCTGACTATGCAAATATACAAAAATATTTAATATGCAAGACTTTATAAAAAACATTCTATCGGATGTTAGCAAAGATTTAAACGGTGAATTTTTACAAGGATTTGATGATAAAAATTTTTTTGGAAGTCCTTGGCCTAAATCTACTAAGGGATTAACCGACACTGGAAAGTTACGAAGGAGTGTTTTTGTTCCTGGTCCAAAAATACAAGGTAATCAAATTATATGGTCGAGTTCTCTACCTTATGCCTCCATTCACAATCAAGGTGGCGAAATTATTGTAACCGAAAAAATGAAACGTTTTTTTTGGGCAATGTATTTTGAATCTTCTGGGGCGATTAGTAAATCTATTGAACAAAAAGACGGTAGTCGAGTTCTTTTTGTTTCTTCAGATAGCAAAAGCAGAATGTATAAACAGGCGACTTCGAAAAGCAAACGAAACATTAGAAGGAATGCAGAAGCTTTAATGTGGAAAAATTTAGCCTTGCAAAAAGTAGGTGCCAAGATGAAAATAAAGCAAAGGCAATTTATAGGCGATCACCCACAAGTTAGGCAACGCATCGAACACGTTGTTAATAAAAATATGGAAGAAATTGGAAAAACAATTTTTAATAAGTTTAAACAATAGCAAGGCGAAAATCAATTTCAAAAATCAATTAAAAAATAGAAGATGAGTAAAATAGTTTTACAAAGCATTCAAAATTTATTAAGTACTATTCCAGAGCTGAAATATGTAGATGAAGATTGGGGGCAACTTGACGATTATTCGCCAAATCCTCCCACGAAATTCCCTTTAGCTTTGATAGATTTGGGAAACTTGCAATATAGCAACATTGGTAAAGACAGAACTGCAATGCCTCAAAATCGCCAAATGGCAACAGGTGCAATTGTTATAAGTATTGCCAACTTAAGACTAACAAACACCAGTGCTAGAGCACCACAAACGCAAAAGGACCAAGCGTGGAGTATTTGGGACATTGTACAAAACGTACACGAAAAGTTACATGGTATTGCGGTGGGTGGTTCTGCTGGTGCTATGATGCGAACAGCCATGCGAAAAGTAAAGCGTGATGATGGAATACAAGAGTATGAAGTTACCTACGCTATTGGAATGACTAATGTTTAACTAAATAATTTAGTTTGAGAATTTATAACGTCTTCAATATTTTTCAATTCAGAGGTAATTGGCGTAAACAAAACTTGATATAAAGTAGTACGAGAGATAGGATAAACAGGGAAAATATATTGTTTGTGTATTTGAGTAAGTGGTGTATGTGGATGTTCCGAAATAGTTTTTTGGTACAGTTCCTTAATAAGCTTGTATCGTAACAGCTTATTTCTTTGTATTCCAAGGCTTCTGTTTAAGGATATAGACATATAGGCAAAAATATAAAACTTTTTTGGTATAAAAAAACCCACTTTTTTGAAGTGGGTTTTGAGTTTAAAATTATTTATCATCCTGCAATTGCGAATATAACTTGCGCTAGTCGCCATAAAAAAACGGCGGCTAGCTGACAGTTGGTGGCAACTCGACCGCAGAATCGTAAAAAAGTATAAGATTTTAATTAAATCCGAAATAAAAAACAGATTTATTCTATATTAATTACTTCTTTTTTTATTATTATCTTCTTTAAGCATTTTTTTATGCCCATCTTTCAATTCTTTTTTAACTTCTGCAATTTTCTTTTCTTGAGGTAAACTTTCAGGATTTTTCCCCATATTTTTTTGTATTATTCCTCTAACTTCTTTTCCGACATCATAATGAGTTTGCTCTAAATTAGTCTGTCCCCTAATTCCTTTATTTTTGATTCGTTCTTCAGTTTGTGTAACTCTAAACAAATTGGCTGCTAATTCGGTTCTTCCCATATGTTCCATTAAAGAACCTTTCTTTACATCTCTTTTCTTTTCAAGTCTCCAAGATTCCATATTATACATTCCTAAATAACCAGCATTTTGAAATTTTGCATAATCAATTACTCCTGACTGTTTTGCTATAGATGCTAAAGATTTATTTCCTTCCGTTAATTCTTCTCGAATTAACATTCTTTCTATATCATCATTATTCTCAATATGTAACTCAAATTTTCTAGTTTGTTGAGCAAAATAAACTTGAGCTTCTGCAACCTGAACTTTCTTTGGGTCACCATTCATCACAGCGATATAACACGCAAATCTTGAAAGTTTAAAATCTTGACAATTGTGACCTTCTATTTCTCGTTGTTGAGAAATAATATTTTCATAATGTGGAATATTTAATGATACAAAAGCTTTAGTTGCTCTATCCAAAACTTTTTGAAAAGACTTCATATCTTTGTAACCTAACATCACCATCAAATCAGAAGCCCACCAAAACGTTATACCGTTTTCATTTTTAAAATCTTCAAATGATGAAGATGAACCTTCATTAATATTTTGTATCTCTTCCATATCAAAAACTATTTTTGCAAAAATACTAATATAAAAAATTAAACTTATATAATTGATTAAAAAAAACAGAATAAATAAAAAGAAGAGCAGCCACCAACACACGCTACAAGCAATTTGGGTATTTGGCTTAATGGAAAAATTGGTTTGTGTCAGGAAAATTTGGTCAATCCGAAAGTTTTGGCTAATTTAGTCCCAAACTGCTTTTAGCAACGAAACGTTGTGCGAGATGCTAGTTGAAGTCGATAACCCAGATGATGATGAAAAGCTGACCTTAAAAGTTTTAAGGGCAGGTCAAAACCGAATAGTAGTCCATAAACTAGAAGTTGGTTAATTTTTTGTTAGTATTCTGCAGTCTATTTTAAACGAATTCGTCGTTATATCTTTTTTGGTTTATCCAGGTTACCATTAATGCTTTGTTTTGCTTTGTTTTCAAAAGAAATTCATCATATAACGGTAGGTTTGCAAAGCATTTTATTTTATCTACTAAAGATAATTTTTCATAAGCCTTTTCGCAAAGCTCTTTTTTTTGCTTGAGGTTGTATTTTTTCCAAAAGGTCTCGAAACTATAATCATCTAACTTGAGTTCTATTGTCAATATGCCTTTTAGTTTTGCCCAATCTTCAATCCTACTTATAATGCCAGGGAATTGATTTTTATCTAACAAACTAAGGATTCTATTGCCTTTTAAATTTGTAAAATTGTAAATAATACCATCCTCTTTTCGGTATTGAAAAATCCATTCGTCCTTGGTTTCTTTAAAGGTTACTTTATAGGTTGCTAGTTCCATTTTATACTATTTTAGTAAATACTTAACTGGTTTTGTGTGTACGAAATTCTTTGAAATTTCGATGGCTTCTTTTTTTAGTCGTGCCTCATAGTCGTAGATGCTTTCTGTTTTTTCGAGGGCTTTTTTTCGTTTTTGGTTGATGTACATACTAAGTTAGTTCTTTGTTTATTTTGCCTAAAATTTCTCGTGTTACTCGCTTATTTTCCCCTACCTCATAATCTATAAAGGTTAATATAAATTGATGTAAGGCGTAGGCTTCATAATATTTTAAAGACAGTTTAAACGGCTTTGAAATGCCTTTTTTACCTATTGTTTTTTTGAGTATTTTAGTCGCAATTTCAGTAATTAAGTAAAACAAGCTTTTTACTTCTTTTTCTTGGTTGACAATCTGAACTGGCAAATTATTAGCTATAAATTGATTCAGAAAAAGCAACTGATCATAGGTTGTTTTTATTTCTACTTTCATCTATTAAATTTAAAAATTATCGGTATTCTCGTAAGGAGTCTTCTATGATGATATGCAATAGATAGTCTGAACATTCTGGATTTTCAAACAATGTTTTGTTGATAATATCCCGACACCTGGCTATTTCATTAAAAGTAAAATCTCCGTTAAGTGGTATCATCCAAGATTTGTGCTGCCCTGTATTTTGGCTATGTTTTACCCAAATTTTGCATTTTTCTGGATACAATGACGACCATTCCATTAGCTGATAATGCGTGTTTGATGCGACCCTTACAGTTCCTTCTCTTAATTCTGTTTCTGGAAAGGTTTTAATGAAATTTTCAATAGTTACTTTCATTGTGTTATTATTTTGGCTATTTTTTTCATCTGCAGTCAGTTTCTGTTTTTAATTTTTTACCACAATCCAGACAGGTTATTGTGGTCGTTTCGCAGGTTACTACTACATGCGCTACAGCAGTAAAGGTGTTTTTGTGGCGGCAGTCGTCTTGTTCTGTTTTTCTTTTAATTAGATAATACATCCTAATTAACACTGCAATTGGGCTAATAATTAAGAGGGCTGATATTACAATATGTACCATATTAAATTGAATTTTTCCAAAGAGCCACACCCTCGAGCGCTGTTATTATTTTTGAAACTTCTCTAGGGGTCATTTTTTTGAGTGGCTTTTTTACTGGGCATCGGTTAGATTGTAGGAATTTAGAAAACCAACCTTCCATATCGGCCACCTCGCCCCACTTATTGCTTTTTACTACAATATCGGCGTTACGGAGTAATACAGTTATGTAGCGGTGCTGGCTGTTTTGGTTGTCGAAATAGCCCCAATTTTCTTTGGCTTCACTTAGTAGAGTAGATCCTGTTTGTGCCAGCATAATTTTAACCGCTTGGTCGTGAGTAATAGATTTTAGACTGGTGCGGTTTACATCGCCTGTAACCCATTGTACCCATTCGTTTTTTGTTTCGACTTGGTAAGAGCAGTTTTGCATGATGCGTTTTATTTGGAATGGGGTGATTGGTTTTTCGAGTGTTGCTGTCATTTTTAGTTCGCCTTGTTTTAGTTCGCTGTAACCTCTAATAAGTCTGCATCAAATTCATATTCTGAAACGTGAATCAATTCAATACCTTGACTTCCATCTAATGCTAAAAAACCTTCTTGTTCTTCGAACCATCTTTTTACACCAAATTCATTGTAACTGTTCGAAGTCGCTACCGAAATAGCTTTCATCGCATATTTTTTTAATAAGTCATCAATAATGGTGTCTTCTTCGTAATTCCAACCAAAAAAGTCAAGTAATAATTTTGCAGTTTCTTCCGTAAATATTTCGGTATCTACCTTAAATTCTGCAAAAGCTTCTCCAATGTTATAATCGAATTTATAAGTTTTAATTGCCATCTTTCTTGTTTTTAAAATTTGTTCCCGAGGCAGGACTCGAACCTGCAACCTTGTCCTGTGTTAAAAAGTATCCTGAGAAAAGATTTAACGATAACACATTCTTCCAAAGCTCTTCCTATGAGCTTACTCGGGAGACCAACTAACCTAACTAAAATCTTAATCTGTGCTTAAAGCAGAATATTAAGTGGTTGATATATTCTTTCATTACAGACTTGAAAAGTTTAGAATAATGTTTTCCCATTTGCCATCTAGAGCTTTGTGCTTGAACTCATAGCCAAATCCTTTGAAGTGGTTAGAAAATGATTCTTTAATTAATCGAAGTCCTTCCTTCCAGCGTTCGTCATCAAATTTGTCTTCGTGACTGTATAGGTTCATCACGCTTGAATAATCGAGGTCGCCTTTTGAGTTTTTTTCTAAAAAGCCTATTAATATCTCGTAGAGTTTAATGTCTCTTTTTTTGATGGTGTCACTTAAAAAGTCTTTGATAAGTTCTACGGCTTTAACCGACCGTTCGTCCCAACTTGGCTCTGTGTCTCTACGGCGTGTAATTCGCATGGTATCATCAGAATTTGTAACCGTGAATCCGCCTTTCGAGTTGCCACGTATCTTGCCATATTCTGATAGCTTTACGGCTTGATTTTCCATTTCGATATGACAATATTGTTTGAACTCTCCAAGCTCTTTAAACAATACATTAGCAGTTGTAAAAATGTTTTCGACAACTTCGTCTCGTTTTCTTTCGTAGGCTTCCTTTTCGTTAGCTAGTTTTTTTGTTTCGGAAGCTTTGCGTTTTTTTAGTACGGCTTCTAATTCTTTAGTTGACAATTTTGATAAATCGATTGCGTTTTCTTTTGTTTCTGCACTCATTTTTTTAAATTTAATTTGTTACTGTTTCCGGTTCTTTTACTTCAATATCATTGGCATCAAATATTTCAGATTGTATGTTGTATTGAAATTTAGTTTGTAATTCGATAATATATTTATCTATTATTGGTATTGAATTGCCTATGATTATTGTTCTTTCTTTTACTCTCAAATCACATAGGCCTTTTACTTTTTGATGCAACTTGTACCTTCGGTTGTTAAAAGGTGTTACCTTTTTTCTGGGCTTCAAAATTCTTTTAACTTTTGGTATCGGTGGTATATAAAATAAAATACTCATTGTGTGTGTGTTTAATATTCAGGCACAAAGGGCTTGGGTTTCCAGTTCTCCTGTCTTATAAGTGCTAGGCACTTGTATATTTTAGTTTCAATTGCGAGCGATTGGTTGTAATTATCAACTTCCGGATCTCCCATTTGCTTATACAAATGGGCGCGCTCCTGGTTAATCATGATTCGTTCGCCTACGGTAAATTTCCCTTTCTTTTCGGAATCATACCGAAGTACTGTTTCTAGAATTTCTGATCTCGTTTCTAGAATTTCTAATCTTCTATTACTCATTTTTGTGTAGTTTTTGTTCGCTAATATCGAAAGTGTCTCGCTCGAAAGTACGTGGTGATTCTTGTTCTTGTAGTTCTTGTTTTAGTTTTCGCAAATCAGTTTCTATGGCGGCACGTTCGGGGTTGTTTGGGTTGTGTATTAGCGATTGTTCTAACTGGTTTATCTTGGTTCTAATTTTTTGTAATATCATGGTATATGTTGGTTTTTTTAGCTTGGTCTATTAGCGGTTTACAAAATCTATTATTCATATCAAAAATGCACTTGTCGTATAATTTTTGCGCTTCTTTTGGTGTGATGCCTATTTCGGTGTGGTAAAACGAAATGAGTTCTAAAAATTTAGCCTCGCATTTTGCATATTCCATATTATAATATTTACTGATACTACTATTGGCTACTACTTTTTGCAAATCGTTGCCGTAGTTTGTAGCAAAAGCCATACACCAGTGTAAGTAGGTTTTAAAAAAGGCTGTTTCGTAATCTTCGGGCGTTTTCTTTAAAAATTTTAAAATCTTGCTCATGGTTTTACTTTTTAGTTGTTGTTTAACTTCCGTTTGCTTTGTCGTAACCCTCTTGCCATATAATAAATCTTCCGCCGTTTGGACCAATCGTCCTACCTTTACACAAGGCTAAATATCCATTGACAAATATTTTCATTTTAGCATCAAATTTTATTCTATCTTCTAGTTCAAATTTTGGGTTATTCCCTCGGGCGTGCCCCGTAATGATTATTATTTTGTCTCTAAACATTTTCTTAAAATTTTGGTATTGTTCAAAACTTTCAAAGAAATATGTGGCGGAATCTATGACTACTACTTTTGCGCTGTTTTTCCTTTTTAAATAAATAATCATTTCATCATAGTTGTATGTTTTGGCCAAAAAACAATCTTCTACATCATTCATTTCTAACATATCTACCCGTTCTATAAAATCGGTATCATCTGTTTCTTCTTCCAGTAGGTTAAAAAAAACTTTGTGTTTTAATAGTGCCATTTCTTTACAAAGCATCATTACAAACGTACTCTTACCACTTCCAGAACCACCCCAAACAAACCAGACACCTTTGTCTTGTGGTTGTTTGAAAGCATCATACCACTTCCACGTAAACAATATTCTTTTTACCCTTTGATTTATAATGTTTGCTACCGTTAAAGCTTTTGGTAATACTTTTGGTTTCTCTTTTTTAGTGGCACTCATTAGGCAAACATGTTGTTCGGAATGTTTAGCACTTTACGCACAAACTGTTCGGTTAGGGGTTCGCCCGTTCTGTCTGCTTCACGCATTGCAGGAACTAATACATCATGTAATTCGCCATAGTTCTCACAATTTCTTTGTAGAAATGTTTTTAATGGTTTGTCTTCAATGGTGTTTAAAAACCCTTTAAACGTTTTGTCGATGGTAGGCAAAACCCGAATTCCAAATTTGATACGGCGATAAAATTGTCTCATTCCTGCTTTCTTACGTTTACGAAGTTTGTCTAGGTTATCTATTAACTCGTCAGTTCCAATTAAGACTATCGAGCAATGTCCTGATAGGTCATCGTAAAACTCTTTCATCATTCCCAGTGTTGGTTGCCTCATGTATTCGCACTCATCAAAAATTAACTGTGGTTTCTGTCCGTCAAACTTTTGCTTTTGCATGAACTTTACAATACCATTTATGTTTTTAGATTTTGTTTTGGCGTGTGGTATTTTCGCTTTTTCTAAAATCTTATCTATTAAATCCGAAAGGTTATCGGAGCTTCCAACTTTTATAATAAATGAATCGTGTGGATTACTTTTAGCAAACAAACTTGATGTATATGTTTTCCCGCAACCCGTTTCTCCTATAACTACATTTGTTAAACCGTGTTCTTTAGAATCTTCCAAGATGGCTAGCATTGCACTCATTTGATTTGTTGCCACTGGATTCCAGTAACTTTTTGTTAGTTGTAGTCCAATAAATTGAGCTACTTTATCAAACCATCTTGGTGCAATTTCAGTTTCTCCTATCATATAAGTACCGTTTCTCATATTGGATATATAAGCTTCGTTTATGCCCGATTTTGCAACGAAAACAGAAGCCGACATTTTATATTTTACTAAATAAGATTCTAATTCCTGTACAATTTGTTGTTTGGTTGTTGGTGTCATATTTGCAAGTATTTGTTTATGTCTATTTTTTGGTTTATATATTCGTCTTGTTCATCTTGCCAAGTCTTTTCGGCTTTCTTTTTGATCGCGGTTTCTTGTTTTATTAAAACCTTTTCGCCATTGTGTTCTAATCGTTGCCTACTTTTCTGGTCTTTATGCTGACCTCTCGAATCGACTAATAAATGTTTTGCCAGCGTGTCACTTAGTAATGGGTTTTGGAATAAATTCTCTATGAGAGAAGCGTTTTCTTTTCGCTCTTCGGTGATGTACTCGATGGCTTTCACATTAAAGTCATCTATTCGTTTCAGCTCTATTGCATCGTTTTCTTTACGGTCATCTAATGCCATGGCTTGTATGTATTTTCTCTCTAGCATAAAACGATGCTTAGAATCGGGGCTTACTGCTAAAACTTGGTTTATGTTTTGAGCATCATATATGATTTTCCAATCTTGGTGTAATTGTTTTCTGAAATTCAAATCGAAACAATCATAAGTTAACTTCATACCTTCAATAGTCACATGCAGTCCAGAACCTTCTAATTTGTTTGTGTCGCCTGTGTCTTTCCCGAGTGCTAATAAGTAATTCTCTTGAGACATAGGAAGCTTTAAATCTTCTGGAACATTTTGCCAATTTTCGAAATACTCTTTTCCTTTTTTAGAACGCTCAGCACTTATTATACTTTCTAGTTGCGCACGACAACCTTGTTCGTCTGGAAAGAATTTTTTTAACTTGTTTAGCATTTCATCATTAGGCTGATTTTTAGACCCACTATTTACATTGTAACCAGACCAGTTGTCCATTAATCGGCAATAGGTTTTGTTTATGTGGTTGAAATAAGGCTCGATAATTTTTGCTTTCGCATTTTTAACCTTTGCAGGGGTGTAATATTTTGTACACGCTTCATAAACTGGTGTTAGTGTTTTGCTTTGGTAATTATCACTTTGTAACTGGCGCGGATTAAATCTTTGTCCGAATAATTCGGCAGTATGGTTAATCGCATTACGCATGGCTTCTTTTATCAGTTCTGGCGATTCGTGAGAACCAATAGCATAACCAATAGGATATTTATTGTAAGCATCTAACACAACAACCATAGTTAATCTGTTGTGATATGTTGTAGTTGTATATCCTTTTTTATCTACAGTTGTTTTTTGGTACATTAATTCAGCGTCCCAACCGTCTAATGTCCAGTACAACATTGGTATTGTTGGTTTGGTACGTTTGTGCTGCATTAGTATTTTATTAGATAATGCCGAAACTCCATTTCTACCTGCATAAGTAATAAGGTTGCTTTCTTTTTTACGATTACTAACCGTTTGTGCTGTTATCGTTGGCCAGCCCATTCTAGTAGCTACCATTTCGTAAATATTAGCAATGAGCACATTATCAAGATTGGTATGTTTTGCAATTAACTCATCTAGCAATGCCATTTGCTCTTTTTCTTTTACTTTAAGCGCGTTTTGCATTCCGAATTTGTCGGATATAATTGCCATATAACCTTCTTTAGCATACTGAGTAACTTTTCTACGCAAACCATCTTTTGATGGTGGTAAGTTGTGTTCTACTTCACGAAAAGCATTTACATCGTTAGATAAACTTTGCCAAATATCTACTGTTGTTATTCCGAGTGCTTTTATATAGGCTTTTCGGTTTGTTTTCATTGTTAAAACAGTATTCATTACCGATGCGTTAAATGTGTATGTATCTACATATTTTAAATCTAATTTTTTGTTATCGTCACCGTAGGTATGCTTTAAGTAAAAATCGTAAGCCAATCTATCTGGCATATAATGCTGTGCAAACCAGCTCTTTTTTATTTCTTCTTGTGGTTTTCCAAACTTGAAAACGATAGCATCTTTAGTTTCACGATCTAATGACGAAAACAATACAAGTGAATCACTGCCAAAACAACTTCTACGTAGTTCTTGTTCGCAGGCATTGTTGCTTTTCATTCTTTTGTAAAGTGTCATATATTTAAACAGATACAAACTATCAGGATGCTTACGGTCTAGGTCGCTAATTAAAAACTTGATTTTTACACCTAGTTTTTTATCGTAATATTCGTATGGAGTTTCTGTACTCATAACTTTTATGTTTTTTTGTTCCCGCCCAGTACTCGAAACTGGGAGTGTGCCACTCGGGAGTAATTACTATATTTACCGTCTCACTTATAAATAGTAGTAATATGGAAAATGAACTTTGGAATAAACTTGAAATGTTTATTGGTACACCACTTGTTAATATGGCAATACCCCATTATGTAAATGAAATAGAGCAACAACTTACACCAGAACAACTCGAACCGCTGGGTGATCTGACCGAAATGCTAACTGAAAGGTTTTCTGAAAAAACAGACACACCTGCTAAAGAAATTATAAACGGACTGATACATCTTGCCAAGCTTGGGGTAATCAAAAAGAATAACTAATATTCCAAATTGTTTTTTTAGGTATGCTCTATCAATCTTAAACGATTGGCTTAAAAAAAGGCATGTGCTTAATGTTGGCATATTTTAAAATTTAAATAAGATTTCAAATTCTTTTAATTTGGGGTAGTAGTGTGTTTTTCTAAAAATTACTATCCCAAATAATTTTATTGTTTTTTGTGTTGACTCAATTCCAGTTGCATAATCTGCGTTTAATAGGTGTTTAATCTCTATTTTCATGTTGTTTTAATTTTCGGTTATAATAAATTTTTCTATTTGCACTTTTTCGGCTTCAGCTAGTAATAATTCTTTTGCACGTTTTCTAATGGCTTGCGCTTTTTGAGAATTATTGAAATAACTTAAGCTAGTAAGTACATTTTGATTTGATGTCTTAAATTCTTTTGCGATGTCATTTTTTAAGTCGGGATGGATTAGTATTTTCATATCTTTGCGTTTGAAACTATTTGTTTTAACTATTTTCTTTAAATGTGTTATGTAAATATATACGCAACATTTCATATAAAAAAATATTATACGCAATATTTCGTATTTATTTTGATATTAATTTATAATTAACTTATTATGAGTGATTTAGAAGTAAAAGCTATTAGAAAAAATTTAGATATATCTCAAACAGAGCTAGCTAAGTTGTTAGGCATTTCTTTAAGGACTGTACAAAATTGGGAAGCAGGAGAAAAAATACCCAATACAAAACACGAAATGTTGCGTAATCTTCTAAATGACAATAAGAAACCAAAACACACAAAAGAACAAGAGTTTGAATACAAGTTTGGTAGTTGTTTACATCCAAAAGGAATGCCGTTAATCCCCATTGAAGCAATGGCAGGTTATGGCGGTGGACAAACTCAAGTACTAGAATTAGATTGTGAGTATTTTTCGGTTCCAACATTTAAAGGAGCTGATTTTTTAATTCAAGTAAAAGGATCCTCAATGTATCCTAAATATAACAGCGGTGATATTGTTGCTTGTAAGAAGCTACAGTTAAACGATTTATTTTTTCAATGGAATAAAGTTTATGTACTCGATACTGAGCAAGGTGCTATCATAAAAAGAATAGATATAGGTCCAGACGACGATCATGTTATGATAGTGAGTGATAACGAAAAATACAGACCTTTTTCGCTTCATAAATCAAAAATAAACGCTATTTCTATTGTTATGGGTGTTATACGATTAGAGTAA